GAAAAATTTCAACTTTTTTTACCACCCCAAATGTATCGGGCGATAAGGTAGGCATCGATCATGCCGTCGTGCGGCGTCCGGCATCGTTTATTCGCCAGCCAGTTCTCTGACGGCTCTAACTGATTCGCTAGTTCTAAGGCAACTTCCTTAGTCCTACCTTTAGGAACTCTGCCCAACATTACCTTCTGCCACTTGTGGACGGACACACGCATTATGTTTTCGTAGTCGTGGGACTCAGCCATGCCGACTAGCTTGCCGAACGAGATCGCCATTGACCGAACCGCTTGGCTACTCTTCGCGTGCGCCAGCGGTTCCTCGACCGCAAAGATAAAGGGAGTGTTCAGATCCATTATCCACTGATGAACCTGACGGATGTCGATCTCTTTCTTCTTCGACATCTGAAGAGTAGGCATACGGATTTTATCGATGAGACTGCCGTCGTGTTTCGATATGGCGCAGAGGCCGCCATCTAATCCGTTGTCTACTCCGACGATCATAATCTACAGATCTCTGTGTGTTTGTCGTCTGACTTAACGGGGTGGTATACAGCATACTCTGAAACCGATTCCAGATCGACTTCTGACTTGTCCCAATGGAAGTTGTTAAAATAATCCTTAAACTGAGTTTCCTTGAAATCTAGTCTCGTATCAGATAAAGTCGGTAGGAGTATTTCGTGGAATAAGAACTTACCATGCCCATCTCGATGTTCTTTTACTTTTTTAATGAGAGTCGGTGATATCCTGCAAAAACAATTTAGCGAAGTCCAAAGCATAGCTTCTTCAAGGCTGCGACCTAAATACCACCAACCCCAACGAGTCTTCTCAATTCTTGAATAAATCCAATTAGATATTAAATCTGATTCGTCAGATTCAAACGTATCCAAGATGTTTTCGATTGTTTCTTGGTTGAACGCGACATCGTCCTCGACAACCCAAGTGTATTCTTCTGCAAGTTCTTTGAACAAAAGATCCCACGCTGTTGTATGGTTTAACCATCTACCCGTCATACCAGTGTATCCCTCCAAATCACCCTCTACGTCCAGTATGACTTCGACCTCGCCGAAGGGAGAAAGAACCTTTATTAAATTATCGGTCTTAACGCTGTCCTCTCGCGCCAATATCTTGAAAATATTACCCATTAAAATAAAGTCGTCTTCGTCCTTTTAGGGGTATACTCAGGACAATACATATTGTCGCAGTCATCTTCCACAGGCCCATCGCACGTCTCGCAGTGTTCCTCGCGCTCCTCAGTTAGGAGGGCTTTAGCCAAGACGGAGTAGTTCACAAGATCCTCACAGGCGTCATCAACCGACTCGCCAGCTACCTGTAACTGACCGTCGTTGACGAACGACTTAATCCGCATCAGTTTATCCTGCATCCTTAACAGCAATCCGGTAACCGGATGGAGTCCTAACGACTTCGCTGACTTGAAATTAGCGAGAGCGTCTACGGTCTCAGTGCCACCGCAGTAGTCGGAGTTTTTTGCTCGCATGATGTCGAGCGTTTTAGCGCACGTCTCTTCGTGGAGACGGAATAGGGTTTCGGGTTTCATTTTACTGGTATTGAATCTCCTCTTAGGAGCAGACCGTCGCCCTCCGCTGGCACAAGAACCCTGATCCCTTTAGGCAACGATTGCAGGTAGAACACTTCGCGAGCCGTTGACGGTCTCACTCGATACCATAGGCCGTCGGCGGTATCGACAGGAAATCGGAAATCAGAACCCTCATCTACGCGGGTAATGAACCTAGCCCCTACTTCGGGTTCACGATCTTCAAACATTGTGATGGTATTAAATCTCTTTTCCGGTATCTGCGTCAATCGTTTTTTTCTGTTTTATCGCCCCTCCTCCTTTGTCTGCCTTGGAGTTGTTGAGGATAGAAATATCGATCTGCATTTTGCTGCTGCCACCACCAGTCTTCGCGTTAAGACCTAAATTACGGCGAATGAGTTGATCTAGTTCAGACATCTCGCGGATCGTCCTCGGCCCACGCAGGGTCTTCATCGAGTCACGCAGTAACTTAATTCCGGCTGCGGCTACGTAGTGCTGGTATTTGTCGGCGGGTGAGTTCTGGGCCTCTGCGATCTCGTTGAGGGTAACGTCCTCTTCTTTCGACGCTCGGAACCGCTCCTCCACAATCGCAGAACTCACGGTCTCGTTAAAGTGTTCCTCAATATCTTCTTTAAGCTGGTCTTTGTCGGTATCTGGTTTCAGGTGTTCGTCTTTGACTTTTGTGTTTTGGATCAGGTTGTCGAGAACCTTGCCGTCCGACATATCACCGTTTACCTTCGGAGCGACTCCGTGCTTCTTCAGCCATTTACGAATTGTGTTGCGGTGAACCCCAATGTGTTGACCAATCGCACTATTACTGTAACCTTCTTTGTTAAGGCGCAAGGCTTCGGCCTCGCACTCCCGTATAGGTTTTTCAGACATCCACTTAATTATGCCTTCCGAAGCAGATAAACGCAAGCGCGTTCTGGAGCCGCGCATCGATCCACAATCCAAGAAAATGGACGTGGGCGGTCTAATGATCCAGCCCACCAGTCTCCTTACCGCTCTACTTTACGGTTTCGCGCACCACCCGAACGACAAGGCCAAGGAGTTCTACTTCTGGAGAGTATGCGACGAACTATGGAATAGGGAAGAACTACCGGAGCATATGATGGTTCGCCATCCTTGGGCCGAAAAGATGATTCGGGCAGCGATTAAGCACAAATATCTGGCGATTGGGGGTTCTGCGTCGTCCGGTAAATCACACACAATGGCCGCATGGGGTATCGTCCAGTGGCTATCGCAGCCACGCGATACGCTGGTTCTGATGACCTCAACCACGCTACGGGAAGCACGAAAAAGGATATGGGGTTCAGTAATGTCTTTGTTGTCCGTGATCGATGGTGCGCCGATCAAGATAAGGGATTCGATAGGAAACGCTGCCTACATCGATGAAAACGGCACGCTAATCGAGAGGGCTGGTCTTTCACTTATCGCAGCGGAAAAATCCAAAACACGCGAGGCAGTCGGACGTTTCATTGGGATCAAGCAGAAGCGTATTATACTTTGCGGGGACGAACTCAGTGAGATCAGCGAGGCCATCTTGCAGGCTGGCCTGACTAACCTCTCTAAAAACCCGTTTTTCCAGATGATTGGTATGTCCAACCCCAACAGCCGATTTGATGCCTTCGGCGTCTGGTCGGAGCCGAAAAAGGGCTGGGAGTCCGTAGACACACAGACCGCTGACGAATGGACTACTAAATGGAACGGTAAATATATTAGACTTGATGGTGAGCGGAGTCCGAACATTACGTTAGGGGAAGTTAAGTATCCTTGGTTACCCACCGCTGAGAAGCTGGCAGAGGACAGGGCGTTATTAGGGCCAGAGTCCAGAGGGTATATGAGGATGGTTCGCGCAGTCTTTTTCGACTCTGACGAGACAACCGGAATCTACTCCGAAGCGGAGCTTACCAAAGGTGGCGCGATGGGGGAAGTGGACTGGGCCGAAAAACCGACAGTGGTAGCCGGAATAGATCCGGCTTTCACCAACGGCGGCGACCGGACTATTATGTATACCGCCGAAGTCGGATACGCTCGAAACGGCCAATATGTATGCAAATTGGGAGAGGCGATCCACCTAAACGATGACGCCACTAATAAAGCGGTTCCGCGCACCTACCAGATCGTCCATCAGATTATCGACCACTGTAAACGCCGCAATATCTCTGCTAACAACGTAGCACTCGACTCGACCGGAGCGGGTGCGCCATTCTGCGACGTGTTGGCTGGCGAGTGGTCGAGCGACTTTATGCGCGTCACCTTCGGTGGTAAAGGATCAGACAAGCGTGTCAGCATGAATAGCCAGCTAACCGGAGCCGAACTCTACACGAATCGAGTCTCTGAACTCTGGTTCGTCGGTAAGGAACTGCTGAGAACTAAGCAAATCTACGGTGTATCGTCGGATCTCGCGCAAGAAATGTGTGCCAGAAACTACGACATGACTAAAGGAACAGGCACGCTGAGAGTGAAGATTGAGTCAAAACCAGAGTTCAAGGCACGGTTTGGTCGCAGTCCAGACTTGGCAGATGCTGCTTTCTTGGCTCTCGATTGCGCTCGCCAGCGTCTAGGATTAGTGGCTGTTGATCCACCGAAAGACGATGACGGTAAGGGATTCAGGAAACAGGTTACGATTAAAAGTCTTAGTGGTGCGCTCAATAATCCCGACACCAGTCTGATCAGCTAAAAAAAACTTTTCTCTGAGGCTCTTAGTACTCCTTTATAAATAAAGGGGTACTAAAGGTCTGGGAAAAAAGTTTTTTTGCCCCGAATCCCGAAGATTGACACTTGTTCCTAAAACCTGTATCTTCTGCCTGTGGCGAATAAACGATTCAAGCGGCTCCCTTCTGGCCGTATCCAATACCACGGCGAGACGTTCGCTGGCTTTAATAAGCCTAAACGCGCCCCGAAAGGATCGAAAAAAAAATTTGTCG